ATAACCAACAACATAGTACTGGTTACCTGCAGTTGCATTACCTGCGGTCAGGTTTGCAGAGTAAGGATCGATATAAACACGATACTTACCTTGCAGAACACCCGCAAAGGTATTACCAGTGTCATCAACGTTGAGATTTGCGTTGAGTGCAGGGGTGTAGTCGAGAACACCAGCCATGGTCAGTGCTGAAGCAACATCAGCAGAACACATGATGATGTTGCCCTTTCCTCTACGAGTTCTTTGTGCGATTGCGTTAGCATCACGCTCGATTTGGAACAGCAGACCCTTGAACTTCTCAACAGACCAGCGACCGTTGGAGTCAACATCGAGGTCAAATACACCAGCAGTTGCGGTATTGGAAACAGCACCTTGCTCAGCAACCTTATAGATGGTTCTGATGACTTCACGGTTGATTTCAGCAAGAATCTCAGTTGACAGAATGTTTGCCAACTCAGCTTCTGCATTCAGACCGTGAATTGCCTTAAGATCCTGTGCAAGCTCAAGGCTGTATTCTGCCTTCAGTGCTCTTGACTTTGCAGTAACGGTGACTTTCTCAATCGAGAATGCCATTTCGTTGAATGCATTCGAAGAAGCATCCAGATTTTCTGCATCACCAGTAGCCATTCCTTGACCAACATTATATGGTGAAGGATTGGTGGTTGCAGTTCCAACTGGGTTCAGGACTGAAGGATTAGTACCTGTCTGTGCAGTTGTACCGAAACCAACAGGACCATCAGAATATCCTCCAGTAAGATCAAATCCATCATCTTGTCCGGAGAACGCAGTATCTGCTTCGTTGTAGAATGCCTCAGCACCAGATTGATTCTGATAACGAGAACGCATTGCAAAGATGAGTCCAGTAGGACCACTCATCGGTTGAACACCAGCCAGATCATATGCGATCAGGTTGGGCATTGAACGTCTGATCAGTGAGATCAGAACTGGATCGAAACCTGCGGTAGGACCAGCAGCTGCTGCACTACCACTAAATCCACCAGAAGCACCAGCAGCATTTCCACTGTTGGTTGGTGCTTCCATGAGACTCTGCATTGAACCATTGTCAAATGCAGATTGCTCTCTTAAAAATCTTTCTTGGTTTTCTAACAGGACAGCGGTTACAGCCTTACGATGTGAATCTTTGATTGAATCAAGACCTTCGTAGTTAAGAAGAGGTGCCCACTTTTCCTGCAGATGCTCGGATTGGAACATTTGCCTTACCTTTCTAGTGTGATTGTTTACGTTTGAATTGTATAAAATTCAATTATTTGCTAAATGATGAAAGTGTTTTGAGGTATGTTTCCATTGCCCCAGAAACATATTCTGGAGAAACGTCAACACCTTCGGACAGAGTTTCAGTTTTAGCTGAAGGAGATGTATGTCTTGAAGGGAAGTATGACTCCTTCAAAGTCTCCAACTTTTCACGATATTTTTTCTCACTTTCAAACTCTACACTTTCAGCAAGTGAAGCGAGCTTTTCTTTCTGAGAAAGTGCTAAACCCTCAGAAACTTCATCAAAGATCCCATCAGCAACCGACTCTGCAAGACGATTGTTGAGTGAAATATTTTTTTCAATTTGCTCGTTGAGTTTTGTCTCCATTTCATCAAGTTTTTCTACCATACTCTTAAGTACATCATACTTATCTTCAGGAATTGATACATAATGTTCTTCAAAAAGACCTCTCATTCCTTGAATGAAAGATTCTGTCATTTCGGTTTTAAGTCCTTGCTCAATAGCAAGAACATTTTCGTTAAACCATTCATCAGAAACATACTCAAGATAAGAATCAACACGATTTGTCAATTCTTCTTTGATTTCTTCTACTTCTTCAGCAAGAGCAATTGAGTAATGCTCTTCTAAAGAAGATTTAATACTGTTTACTTTTGTTCTAACTGCAGACTCAAAAATTGTTTTTGCTTTTTCTTTAAACTCTTCAGAAAGATCTTCTCCTTCTACAAGAGCAGTTACATCTTCTTCAATATCAAATTCTTCAATTTCTTCTTCAAATTCTTCCTCAGTTTCGTCCGTTTCATCAGTTTCAAGATTTTCTTGAACTTCTTCATCCTCAAGAGTTTGGATTTCTTCTGTCTCTGAAATTACATCGTCATCTTCACTTTCTTCTTCTTCTTTAACTCCCTTCATAGGTTCTGCAGGTTTTGCCCCTTTATTGACAACATCTTTTACCTGCTTTAAACTCCCATCAGGAGTTTTCAGTTTTGCAGAATCATCATCTGAACGATAATTTTCTGGAGTAGGACCTCCAAGGTCTTCAACAGACCCAAGTTGAGATCCATCATTTTCTAATGATGGCATTGGATCTGCTGATTTTGCATTAGCATTAACAGCAGTTTTGGATTGCTTAGTGCCTACTTCCATTTCTTGTAAATCTCCACGAGACATTTGAACTCTCCGATTAACCTTACTAATTTAATCTATATTTATTTATTAAATTATAAATTTGAGAGAAACTCTTGAAAAAGATTGAGTTTCTCTTCATCAAGTTTCTTTTGGTCAACAAGTGTGTTGATTCTTCTTTTTGCTTTTTCTGCTGCTTTTTCACGCAGAATACCACCATCCCAGATCCATTCCTTTCCTTCCATAATACCTTCAACAAAAGCATCTGGTGCAGAAGGATCTGCTACAATATCTGCAGCGGTTGCAAGCATAAAATCATCACCAACAACATTAATTCCTTCTCTAGTTAATTTAAGGGATCCAATCCCACGAGAAGAAACACCAAGTTTAACTCCTTCACCTATCAAAGATTCTGCAATTTTTCCCATTGGAGTTGAAAGAATTTTTGCTTTTCCAATAAAATTTGATCCATCTTCTTTTAAAGAAACAATCTTGTGAGAAACTCTATCAAGATTTACCGTTGGACCATCTGGATGCCCAAGTTCTCCGAGTGCTCTCCCTTTTTGAACATGATTTTCATTATATCTACAAACTTCACGTCGAAGAGTTTCCATTGGATACATTCTACCATTACGGTTTTTAATGTTCCCTTGAAGGAAAACACCTTCAATGTACATCGATTTCTTGCCATTTTTTTGTTCGACAAGAAACTCAACAGATTCGATTTCTTCTCTAATGAGTTTCATTAGGCTACTCCGCTAATTTGAACTTGCTGTGCATACAATGTACCACTACCGGATGCAGAAATTGCTCCAATCTTAAAAGATCCTCTCAACTCTGCATATTGAGAATTAAATGCAGTCAATATTCCAGAAGAATCGTGGTCGATAGTAATTTTTGTATTATAATAACCACTAATATTTGACGAAGTATCAACAGAATTGACAATTTTATGACTAAAGTCGTAATAAGATTGCCCGTTTACTGTTAAAGAAACAGCATCACCAATAGAGAATGGGGATCCTGTTCCTTCCGGAAAATCAATAGTTGTAGATAATCCAGTCGTTATTCCAACAACTCTTTGAGATGATGGTCTACCTAAACTAATCGTTGCTTCTTGCCCACTAGCAATATAATAATCGTCGGAGGTTGCGATTGGATTTGTTCCAATCGCAACATGTGAAGGTGCTGAAACTGAAACAAATCTCAATGTATCAGATTGATGAGAAATTGCAATAGATTGTGCATTTGTAGCACTGATAGAAAAGGATGTACCATTACCGACTGGTTGATGTGCCATTATTTTTTGAATTATATTTCATTAATAATTATTTATTAATTAATTAATTTATTCTTCTTCTGTTGTATCCACCACTGCATCTAAATCATCTTCCCCAAACAAAGAATTTGAAACTGAAGGTCTAAAAGAATCTATTCTTTCTGCTGATTTTGCAAAAAGTAAATCTTTTATTTTATCACTAATCTGAGAAGGGGACTTATCAGATGCAATTAAATCCATTAAATCTTCCATTTTTAATCTTAATTATGTTTGACTGTAATGATATTTATATCTCACCACCTTTGGGAAGTTCTGGTGGTTCAACTGTTTTTGCTTGATCTTCAATATCAGGCTCCATGACTGGAGATCCTAAATCCATACCAGACGTTGTTTGGTTATCCGATGGAACCTCTTCAATAGCATTAGGATCTGGAATTATACCATTTTCAATCTCTTTTTTGATTAATTCATCTTGCTCGATAATTTCAATATCAGTCTGTCTTAATATTTTTCTTCTAACATAATCTTGAGAGAAATATTTTCCAATATATGGTTCAGCAGTTTGAATCATTCCTAATCTTTCACCTAAAAGTTCTGACTCTTTAAGTTCTGCAAAGTGATTATCATATAAGAAATCATACTGAATATGTTCACTCATGACTTCCCAGTCTTCAGTACTTACTATATTTTTAAGAATTAACTGAGTTTTTAACATATCATTAAACATATTAGAAAATCTTTTTCTCAATCTTCCAACAAATTTACTAAATTTTAATTCATCTCTTAAAATTTCAGAAGATCTTCCGAGATTGAATCCACCTTCACCATCCATTCTTGATGGGGGGACATTAAGAGAACGATAAAGTTTCTTTTTAAAATATTCGATATCAGTAATTTCTCCAAGATTTTGTCCACCAGGAAGTGTAGAAATTTCTGTTCCTCTTCCACCTTCTCTACGTGGTAACCAAAAATCTTCTAGCATTGCCATATATTTTTTATCATCACGAATTTCGCCAGTTTGAGCATCGTACACTAATTTGTTACGATAACGCATCATAACATCACGAAGATATTGTTCTGCCTTGACTTTGGGAAGATTTCCCACATCAATATAGAAAATTCTACGTTCTGGTGCTCTAGATAATCTGTAAATAACCAAACTATCTTCAATCATACGAAGTTGATTGAGAGATTTAATTGCTTTGTGGAGATAAGATAGTGTATTTCCCTTATTTCTATCCACCAGTCCTGATGTACAATATGTGATAGAATCTTTTGCAATTTTTATACCCTGACTTGCTCCAGTAGAAACTTTATTTCCGTAAGGATAACCAGATTTTGGATTGTAAATAAAATATTCTTCTATTTCTGGAAATTCATAATCCATTGGATTATCATTTTGTAATCGAGGAGAAATTATATTAACATCTTTACTTTTTTTAGTTTGACGAACATATCTCATTTTCATTGCATCAATATATCTCAACTCTTGAATGCCTTCATGAGGATTTTTAAGATCAATTACTTTATGATAATATATTCTACCATCTATATACCAATTTCTATAAATTTCGTGGGATTTTCTATCAAAGTCTAATAGTTCTAAAATATATTTAAATTCGTTCCTTATTTTACTTTTCAGTCCATCACTAGCATTTAAATTTGATAATTCAATTTCTACGGGAACATCATTTGTGTCGGAAACAATAGCTTCGTTTACAATATCTTCAATGGCACTGTCAACTTCGGGATGAAGTGCCATTTCACGATATCTTTTTATTAATTCAAATTCTGTTCTGTATACTCCTTCAATGTCAACATATGAACCAAAAAAACCACTACTTAAATAATGATCAACCCCGTCCTCATCATTAGGAGGAACGGGGGAAACTGTAGATGGTGATACTTGATCATTATCTTCTATAGAAAACCCAAATAGTTTTGCCATTATTAAATTTAAACGAATCTTTTACTATTTATTAGATAATTTGAGATCCAGTCTGATCATTAAGTCCAGTTGGAGTATTTCCTACTGAAATATTGTTAACAGAAAATTCAACTGTATACTCTTCTATTGTATCTGTAGAATCATATGAAAGATCGATAGTTGAAATATTAACTGGAAAAATATCAAAAAATGTATAAACTCTTAAAGGATCAACAGAAGTATTTCCAGGAGAGCTTGAGTTTTGTGTACTGTGTCTACCCTGATCATAACCTCTACCAAGTTGAGAAACATAAGCATTTGTCATGTATTCTCCTGGATTTGTTGCACCAGTATTATTATCCAGTTTTGCAATACCATTCATCCAATACTCCATTGCAGTTCTTATCAAGAAGTTTTCATCATTGATAATAGTAACTGTCCAATTATCGACAGTTCTGTCTCCTGCAACTTTAAATGATCTTCCTCTAAA